GGCTTCAAGATATCCACCGCTTGCAAGAAACTTCATAGCAGTGGCTACATTGAAGTTATTGCATACTATATCAGCATAGTAATCACCAGCAGCATTAAAAACATATACAGTATTATTCTCGCCATACTTTAACCTAACATTCCAAGCACTGCCTGTCCCGAATTGTATCTCTCCATCGTTGACTCTTACTGAAAAAGGTTTACCTAAATCCAATGTTGCAGCACTCCCGTCAGCAAATATGAACTGTTTTGAAGTCCCCCCGTCATTTAGGGCCAACAGGTAATCCCCATCTGCGGTTATGTTAGATTGAATAAGTGAATTGGCTGCTAACGCTGGGGTATTTGGCGTTCCTATTAAGACTCCTGTCAATGCCGTATTGGCGGCTAGGGTGGTAGAACGATTAAGGAATACTTGGTCACAACAACCGCCCCACCATCAATCCACGACATCCCATCTACTTCAATATCCTCACCGAATAAGACATCGTCAGCATCTAGTGAATGACCCGAAATTGCGTCCTTCCCCAAAACGAGATAATTCCCTGTAGCTGAAAAAAGAGGTCTATCTGAAGTAACCGAAAAGGTAAAATAATCGTCTAAATCCCCCGATGCGAATATATCTACATCGCTACTAGAGATTAAGAGGGCATTGCTCGTGCTTGTTTTTACTGCTCCACCGTTCATTTTACACCTCTATTTATAAAGGTTATCCTACCGCATTTTATCGTTAAATCCCTACCCTGCTGTTTTGACTTCTTTGACCACGCAGTGAATATATCCATTCCTTGTGCTCCGTCAAAAACTAATTCCCTATCGCCAAAGTCAAGTAAATTATCCGTTTGGGTGGGAAATACTTTATCAGGAGGTTTTGCTTCTTTTTTCGTAAATACTTTATCTAACATCTTACTAACCCTTATATGAATAGTGGTTGATATAGACGGTTGGCGTGCCAGCTGTTGCTAGAAACTGCAAGCCACCCACTAAATCCTCATCTATATTGAAGTTTTTGGTTACACCTGCGGGCGAGTATCCGTAGTTCGTTTCCTTGTTTATAGTTATAAGCTTATCAAAACTCGTACCAGCCGATAACGCCGCCTTTGGCTTAAAGCGTATAAAGTAAAGAACTTCGCTCATATTCCCTGAATCATCAAGTTGAACCTGTGTGGGCTTCCAGTCTGTGGGGAGAGTCCAAGTATACAAACCGTCCACCGCAAAGGATGTTGTCGAACTTAACGTCCCGTCAGAATCACCCGAAACATCCGTCCACGCACCATTCCAATACTCCACATCGGGAGGGGTGGTCGAAGCGTTAGAATTGGCAGTGCCTATATCAATTGCCAATCCAAGAAATGTATCAACTGCACCTATGTAACATATATCAGATGTCGTCATAGTGCCGAGAACAACCTCTGTATCCGAGTCGGTGTCAACTGCTGCTTCTGTTTGGTCCATATAATGATTCTCGCTGGCATCATATAGAATTACCCTTCTTATGCGTGGGGTAAAGAGCCATTTTACTGCATCCGTACTATAGAAGTCCCCGCTCCTAAATCCTTTTCTTACTTGGATTATGTCGCCGTATGCGAGAGTAGTAGCGAGTTCAGTTGACTCGCCATACACTTCACTGACTGGAACAGAGTATGTTGCTTTTGCCATTTTAGCCTCCTTTTATTTTTTCTTCATTTTGGCTTTGTCCTTGTCGCTTATATATAGAGGCGGTTTTTCACCAGAAACTTTATTTAAGAGTGCTCTCTGGAAATCCCTTTCCTCCTGTTTTTCTCTTTCCTTGCGTTCCTCTTCAATAGATGCCCATTCCACTTTATGTCTTTTTTGCATATGCCTTTTCACGTGAAATGGGGTTGAAAGGTTATCCTTTGGGCAGGTTGGAAAACCCTCCTCATCATAGTGTTTTCTGTTCGGGTCATCTTTATGAAGAAGACATTTTAACTTACCCCTTGGGGGTGTGATTTTAGGTTTGGTTGTAGTAAATAACGGTATACCATCTGCATCTTTTTGCTTTAGTTTTGTAAGAAGCATTTGTGCGCTATAAACCTTATATTTACTTGATAATCCTGTTTTAGTGTTCCAAAGTGTTATAGTATCTGGTTCAGTAATCAGGGGTTCATTTGTTTCAACTAGTCTTTCTATTACTTTCTCTGCTGTATCATCCATTTTAGTGGTGTCCTCCTTTAATAGTTCCCGTTTCCACTGGGTATTTTTCTTCCCATTTATCAGCGCATACTTTATCGCAAAAGTTATATAGTATCCCATCTGACGTTATTGTCCCATCATCATTAACGCCCTCATAAATCCACCAACCACAGTCAAATGTTTTATAGTTAACTGGTGATTTATTGTTGCTTGATTGCGCTTCAACAATTTTAGTGCCAAACTCCTTGCCACAATTTGCGCATTTGCTTTCTGTATCATCCATTTTAGTGGTGTCCTCCTTTAATAGTTCCCGTTTCCACTGGGTATTTTTCTTGTTTATGTCCTTATTTTATCCAGCTTGACTAACTCCCGTAGGTCAATAGGTTCTTCTAACCGCATATCATCTGCTATAGCCTTGAGTTCGTTTACGGTGTGTTCTAAATAGCTGGGTATCCTGAGTTGCATAGCAGAATGCCCCATAGGGCTTTTGAATGTATTTGCCAAACCTAAACTCTGCCTGTATTCTGCTATCTTACCATCACGTATAACGTGAATAATTTGGTATCTATACAAACCTCCTTGTGGTGAATTAAGGTTCATCTCATATAGACCCATTGCAGGTTCGTCGCCTAGAATATATGTCGTTCCTAAAATCATACCTTCTCCAGTAGGTTGGCGAGAGAGGTGCACCCCCCTACACCAACCAGGGGTAATACCCGCCCGTCGGCAGGCTATTTTATCTCAACTAGCTTTATTAGTGGCATCAAGACTTTAGGTTCTATTTGCACCTTTTTACCCTCTACCTCTTGTGGGATTTCAACCGTGTTAACATCCAGTTCAACTTCTTGTTTCATAAGTTCATTGAACTCATCTACAAACTTGGCGAACTTTTTGGTTCCCTCTTTAACCCGAAGACTCCCATTATCCTCTTCGCCGTACTTGTGGATTAACCCATTACGAACACTCTCGATAATGTTGTATTGCTCGTTAAGTTTATTACCCATCTTGGCTAACTCATAACTAACCTTGACGGGTAATTCCTTTTCAATGAGTTTCCCTAGCGCAGGTTTGGCTTCAAAGATTTCTCCATTAGTAAGTTTCATATTACCCCTTTTCTACTTCAGTCAACTTCTCAATTTGCTGTTTAAGTTGCTCTACCTGTTTTTCAAGTAGGGTAACCTTAACGTGCTCCTCGCCAATTATTTGAAGTAGTTGCTCAACAGAAACATCCATTATCCACCAACCATATACATTAAGACTGCATCGGCAGCAGTTCGGCGGAATAGTAATAGTGCGGACTCATTCGCTGCAAGTGTCTGTCCTGTATCCGCAACAGTAGCTTTACCATCCCCGTTATTAGCAAAGGTAAGTGTTTGGTCGCCATCATTGATATACCAACAGGCGATTGTCTGTCCATTAGCTGTCAGGGCACCCACACCATTTGAGCCAGCGATAATATGAGCTGCCGTGTCCAATGTTACCGTGCCTGCACCCGTAGCGGATGTATGGACTACTATTCCTCCAGCAATAGCTGCTACAACGAAGGAATAGTTTTGGGCATTAACCTCCGTCGGCGTCATAACCTCACGAATGCGTCCTGACGTTACAAGTAGACCTCCCGCTGTAACAGTTAGTCCCCCTGCGGTAACTGTTGCACCACCAGCCGTAACAGTTAAGCCACCTGCTGTAATTGTAGCTCCACCTGCTGTTACCGTGAGCCCGCCAGCAGTAATAGCCAGCCCGTTAGTGAGTAATGCTAGGTCATTGGTCGCATCATCAAACCGAGCAACCTCAGTCCCATCTACATATACAGATAGACGGCTATTAGCTGCATCCCATTTCCATCCTCTGTGTCTTTGACTTGTTGCCATTGTTTTCTCCTTAATCCTGCAAAAGGCAGGACTTGAATTAAGTTAGTTGCGGTTTTTCAGGATGACCGCAAACCTTCCTAATTTTAGTCTACGGAGCGCCCCTTGGCTCCATATATATAGTCTATGTCGATGCTAGTAGCAGTTCCTTGGTCGTATGCCCAAACACCGGGCACAAGACCAACCGCCCCTACTAAAACACTGTTGCTATCTATCCTGTAAACCTCAGAACCATCTACATAAAACTGTGCCGATTTTCTATCTTTTGACAGATAAACTCCGAGCGTAGTAAATGTAGACGCAGCAGGATTATGGGTAGACCCTAATCCCTTGTTTACTGTAACAACGTCGGTTGCCCCAGCTACCGCCCACAGTTGGTCTGTAGTCTGGTCGCCGTCCCATAGAAGACCGATAGCATCAGTCATTGTATCTATGGTTACGGTATCAGATGTCGCCGAGAATGAAGTCTCATCAGCAGAAGCAATGGAATCGCCAAATCCAACAAACAACTTATAATCAGTGATTGCAGATAAGTAAATCCTTGCCTCCATTTTCAGATAGGCATCCCCCGCCACCCAACTCGCAACACCAAAGGAACAAGCTGCAACGTCATCTGCGTCATCCCCATCAAGGGTAATTCGCATTAGACCATCCGCTCCTGCGGTAACTTCGGCAGTCCCACCATCATTAGCCAAAATGTCTATCTCTGGTAGGTCGGCTACTGCCGTAACTAAAAAGTCCTCAAATTTTCTTACTTCTCCGAAGGAAGTATCTGTAGCCATTTTATTCTCCTTCCCACGCTACTCTCTCGTAGCCTAATGGGTTATTTTTTAGAGCTAATTACGTCAACTCGTAGGCGCTGTGGCATCCGAAAAAATCTCACAACCCCAGGTATCTAATCTCTCACCATAAGCATATTCATCGTAGAGTATCACATCGGTTGCTCCACCCCCGATATGTTCTTGTCTAACTGTAACCGCACGTGAAGCTGCGCCTTGCACGAGAACTATTGCTTCTTGTGCGAAAACACCACCCTTGGCTTGGTTACTGGCTATGCTGATATTGCCATCAGCATAAAGTTGGGCTTCAGAAATCATTCCCCTAAAACCTTCCTTGAATACTCTCGCCGTTAAACCCTCGCCTACATTGTATGTCCCCACGCCAGCTGTGATTTCATCCTCTATGTCCTTTATTTGGTATGGATGAAGAACACATCTATAGGGAGGATTGCCAGGTTCAGTTGTATTACCCTGTATGATAGCCATAGCAGCTGCTATGTGCCCACTCGTAAGCGTTGAGCTGCCAGAGCCAGGGAGTGAGGTGCTGAAACCGTCCAAGACGGTCAAACCATCCTCATCCTTTTTTCTCTGGATAGCATTCTGCGCCAGGGGGCCAATCTTCATTAAAGCGTTCTTTGATATTCTATTCTTTACCCTATCAGTGATACGAGTCTTTATGCCAACAATAGTAGGGGTGATGCTAATAGCTGAATCTGCAATCTGTTGAGCATTATCTAGTACTGTAGTTTCAGTAATAGACTGTGCTGTTAACTGGTCAAATTTAACTTCAGTCCAACTAACACCCTCGCCCTTACCCAGCGTTACCTTCTCGCAAAGATTGGGCATAACCCCTTCAAATTCTCTAACACCTCTTGCCTTAGCAATTATTTCAGGTAAACTATCAGCAAGGGTTGTGGTAGTGGTCATTCCACTAGACATATTACTTCTCCTTGTCCATTATTTTGTTTGCCCTATCGAGATTTTCCTGTGTAAAGGGCACCTCGCCATTGCCGTACTTAACTAACCATTCAGCATCGTCGACATTTCCGCTTCCTCCACCTTGTGTGGTATCTACTGAATCTAAACCAGCATTTTTACGAGCATTGGCTATTTCGTCTTTAATCTGTTGCTTGATTGCAGCGTCAGAAGCCTTCTTCATCGCAGCAACCTTCTTGATATAAGACTTGTTAAATTTAGCCTGAGCCTCAACAGGTGTAGCCTCGTCTAACCCCCAATCTATATCCTTGTCGTCAATGGCAATCCCAGCATTTTCAAGTATTTCAGAATTAGCCCTAATGTACTCTTTCTTGTCCTGCTCTGCTTGGTCTATAGACTGTCTCAGGTCATAAGCACTAGCTTTGGCAGCTTGTTTGGCATATTTCATCTGGCTAGCCATCTTGGGGTCTCTGGAAGCCATCTCCTGAAAAACCCTCAGTTGTGCTTCAGCATCCTCTCTCGCCCTTTTTTCTTTCTTAGATTCAGAGCGGGCAGCCTTTATATCCCTGTCTGCTATACTCTGAAAATGCTTCCTAGCCTCTTCCTGGGCGCTTGAAATCATTTCCTGCACTTGAGATAAAGTTAAAGGCTTCTCTTCGGTTTCAACTTTGGGAGTCTCACCCTCTGGTTCCCCAGTCGCAACCTCAACTGGTTCTGGTGTTTGAACGCTCTCGTCCTCGGTCATTTTCTCCTCCTTTTATTAGAACATTCCTGAAGATTGAAATGTTCTTCTTTCATTACGCAGTCTCCATATTTTCTTTTCTGACTCTATTTGTTTCATAGCCATTACGATTCGTGGATACTGCATTAAAAGACGCTTTGCGGCATACTTATCTAAAGTCCTGGACTTTGTAGCAATCTCACTATAATTAGGCGGGTATTGCGCCCAGATTTTATCTTCAATTTGCTCATAAACTTCCATTCGTAATTCTCTTTGTAATTGTTCGGCGGTTTTTATCGGAACAGGTGCTTTCGGCTTTTCACGGTAAACAAACAAATCAGCCCACTCTCTATCCCCAGAGGCTATATCCTTGAATTGCTTTGCGATAAGGACAAACCGAGATGGGTCAATTTCATTAAGGCTTGTTTTAATTTGTCTAGTATCGCCAGAAATAGCTCCGCCAATTAAACCAGCTACAGCTCCAGGAATAGTCATACCGGGAATATCGCCCTTAACCATATTTGCCATTGAAGCGATTGAGGTCTGCCCTGTGTATAATGGAGCTTTAAAACCAGTTTCCTGCTGAACCCCTATCGCTCCAGCAGCTAATCCAAGATAAGCCATAGCCTGCCTGTTAAACATAGTTCTACTTTCGCCTGTAGCTATTTGCTTACCTGTTTGTTTGACGTAATCAGCAAACACCCTTGAACCCTTCCCCCTGACCCACTGATTTGCTAACTCCATAAAGTTAATAGGCCAACTTGTAAAAGGTGTTATCGCCCTGCCTAAAGAACTCTGTGCAACGAAATTACTACCTAGCTTCGTATAAAGATATTGTGTTTTCATAGCAACTTCAGTTGCTCTCTTCATTGCCCACTCGTGGGGTAAACCCTTAGATATACCTTCTGCATAACCAGCTAATGTAGCGTTCTGAACATTTATCTTATCCGCCTTGCGGAACATAATCATAGCAGCATCTCTTACTTTACCAACAATTTTACTGCTAAATCCTATATCCTGTTCAGGAAGATAAGAAATAGCCCTTGAACGAATAACCTCTGATTCTTTTAAGACTTGTTTACCAAGTTTTGTCCCACGCAATTTAAGCCCACCGGCGAAACTTCTAGCCCCAACTTCATTCATTGTAAGGAAGTTCTGAGATAAATTCTTTAATGCTGAAGAAGGTCGGCCACCAAGCCAAACACTATAGTAAAGCCCTGCCATATTATAAGCTAACCTATTAGATGCACCATATGAACTTAGGTTTTTTATAAGGACATCGGTTGCCGCTCGCTCCTTACCAGTTAATTTAATTACAACTTTACCTAAATCATCAGCTACATTTTTAAGGGTTGCATCAAATTGCCTATCTATAGATAAGGGTTTCTCGGACAGCATTTTACCGAAGTCATCAACATACTTATAGGCATTGGGTAAATCTTTCAACTTCTTTTTTGCGGTTGTTATGCTCTTTAATAATGGTTCTCTATAGAATTTCTTAGCTGCCGCTCTTTGATAGGCACTAACTGCGAGAACTGGGTCTTTCTTTAATCCTACCTTAAAACCATATCTTTTCTTAAAAAAGGGCATATTTATTTTTTTCGGAGACTTAAAATCTAAAAATGCTATAGCACCAGCACTTAACCCATCTTGACTTCGTGCCTCCTTCTCTATGATATGATTTATATAATTAGTCCTTTTTATCTCTTTGGGAAGTTTCAACCTAGTAGCCCAATCGTCAAAGAACTTGTTGATTTCCTTTACTGCCGTCTTTTCTTCTACGGACAACTTACCAAGCAATTTAGGATTCTCTATGGCGTCAAAAACAATCCCCTTTCTATCTTTAGAGATTTTCTTGGCAAGAGAACTAGTCCATTTATTGATAAGCATATTCTCTTCAGATTCTTTAACAGAAGCCTTAAAGGCAGGTTCATAGACATCATTATATAAGCCTATCTTCTCAAATACTCTGTGGAAGGGGCGCATTCTCTCGAGTAAACCTATGTCTTTAACTGCTTTACCGAAAACATCGGTAAGAGGTTGAACTGCACCTTTTGCTCCTTTTATGGCGCCCTTAGCTAATGGTTTAACTACCGCCCCAGCGCCCTTCATAACTGCACCGCTCACTGCCTGTTCTGCCTGAGCTGCTTTTGTAAGTGGGCTTATAGCCTTACCCGCTATACTAGCAGCTCTGCTACCCTTGGCAGCAGCAGCGCCGAGTTTCCCAGCTATACCCAATGTTGCTGTTCCAGCAAACCAAGGCAAACTTTCTACGATGCCTTTAGTAGGTCTTACTTTCCATCCCCAAGGTGTATTCCAAGTGGGTTCTTTCCACTGTTCATATTCAGCCTGTTCTCTTTCCCACCAAGGTAAATCCTCTGTTCCTTTCACACTGGGAGTAAACGGAGAAGTAACCGCAGCCCCAAAAGCCTGAAAGGGCTTTTCCCATATATTCCCGAAGGTTTCGCCCTCTTCCTCTTTCCAAGGGGTTAGGTTCTCCCACCAACTTAACTTTTTAGGGCGAGCTAACCCAGTGCGCAGATAAGGATTTGTATATCTATTCCTTAATGTCCTTCTATATGAAGATTCAGGCTTCATTATATCTCCTATTTTCTAGTTTACCGTGCTCTTCTCCAAGGACTGGGTGTTGGTCTGGGCCAAGGTCTGGGTCTGGGCGTTGGTCTAGGTGTTGGTCTAGGTCTGGGTCTGGGCGTTGGTCTAGGTGTTGGTCTGGGCCAAGGTCTGGGTTTTGCTGGAACTGCTGGTCTGGGTTTTGCTGGAACTGCTGGTCTGGGCGTTGGTCTAGTTGCCCGCTTTGTTCTTGCCATTTTATTCTCCTATCTTCTATAAGTCAAACCTCTATATTGTCCTGATGGTGGGGCTGTATTCCATAAGTTCCACCTTGTCTTCTCTGGTGTAGCCCCTGTCTTCGCCTGCTGATAACCATAATACTGGTCTAATTCATCAGGGTTCATTCTCCCCGTATATTGAGCAGAGGGTCTTAAAAGGGTTGGCAACAACGCAGGGTTATAGTTTGGGATAGAAGTAACTGGAGCATTTCCCCAAGTAGGTGTTTGCGGCTGCTGGAAGGGTGTAGGCGAATATGGACCTTGAGAAAGCCAAGGATGGCTAGCTGCTGACGTTCCACTTCGCGAATCCCAAGAGTTACTAAACCCCGTTCTTTGCTGGGTAGTTGGTGGATAACCCCTGTTTGAATATATACCTCGGTTATACATATCTTCTCCTTGTATTTGACTACTCCGTTGTGTGCCAGTGGGAGGGTCGGCAGGAGGCTCTGGTGGAATAGTAGGGTCTACGGGTGGTGGTTCTTCAGGGGGGGGCACGGATGGAGTCTCTGTTGGCTCATCCCAAGGATTAGTCTCTGGGTCAATTTCACCACGGTTTATAGCGTGCTCTCTATTTACCCAATAGTCTATGTTTCTATAGAAACCGTTTTGGATACCATTAAATTGATTTACATAAGCATCATAGAATACTGACCCTGCTTCATAGTGGCTGGGTATTCCACCTGCCCCCATTACAAAAACCCCATTCTCGTCAAAGCGTATTGTCGCAGACCTACCATCTGGGAAGGTTTGAGTCCAACTGCCATCTTCATTTTGTGTAAAAGAGTTTAAAGTATCTTGAAGCCCTTGATTGACATAGTCCTGTGTGCTGACTCTAACCCTTTGCTGGTTGGGTGTATACCCTGGTATTTCGCCTTGCGGCTCATTGTGCCTACCATATGGTTGATTGAAGTTATACCCCGGTATTGCGAATGGGTCATATGGTTGGTTGGGGTTATACCCTGGTGTTCCGCTTTGCCCACCACCTTGGGTTTGCCAATCTGGACCCCAGCCCTGTAGGGCAGAACCAGCTTCCCCCATCCCTAACTCTTCGCCCCAAGGCTGGACTGCTGCTTGTGTCCCTGTAAAGGCGTGATACTCTAACCAACTCATAGGGCGAGCAAGCATCCCAGCTATCGTCTCGGCTTTCTCTTGCGCTAAACGAGCCTCTTCTAATCTACCCTGTTGAGCTAGTTGTTGTGCCTGTAACCTTAAAGCCTCTTCTTGGAGTCTGATATTCTCCTCTTCGGCAGGGGTTAGTTCTGGAGGGTCGTTTTCACTTTCAAAGTCATCTATTATTCGCTGTATAAGGTCTGGGTCAGTTATTGGCTGCCCTGTCTGGTCGTAATATAATTCAGTTTCAGGGTCTTGGTATAACTTCCCAGGGACTATTACATTATAAGTCGGGTCTAACCCCCCTGGGTCTATGTCCTTTGCAAATAGTTCATCTAAAATATTTTTTTGTTCTTCTGTAATTTGACGCTTTACGCCATCATCATTAATCCAAAAACTTCCATCAGGGGCAGTATAATAACCTGCGAGATTAAAGATATAGTCAGGAGGGAAAAGGTCTTCTTCTTCTTTAGTTCGTCCTATGAGAGAACGACTTAGTTCATTGCCATCGGCATCATAATTTATCTCATAATCATATCCACCTATAGAGACTATCTTAGTGTCAGCAATAGCATCTTCTTCTTCTAAACTTGCTACATAATCACGAACTTCTTTATCTCCATCTGCTTTACTAACTTCGTCTTCTTCATTTTTTCTTGAATACTTTCCAGTAACAGGGTCTTGCCATAAACCAGGGGAAACCTCTACCCTGTCATCAACCTCCTCCTCTTCTTCTTCCTCCCTTTTTAATTTGAGATTGAGAAATTCGTCTAAAACAAATTCTAGTCCATCAAGCGTATAGACCCCATTTTCAAAAGAGGAATCAGGCCCATCTGTTACATATTGCTTACCGCCAACATCAATAATGATTGGGTTCCCCTTATCATCCACCATTCCCGTATCCACAAGGATTTCTGAAGTGAGCCATTCAATCAAACGGCCTGGGAAGTGCTGCTTTATAAGGGAGTATTTAACCGCATCCGAGAAATCTCCATATATAATATCTTCATATGACCCTATAGGCATATCTTCAGGATGGGGTTGCCCAAACTTCTCATCAGGAGTGGGTGTGTAGCCAGGACTCCCAGCTTCAACAAATTCTTGATATAGTGGGTCTTCGTTCCAACTCGTCCCATAATCTGGGAAATTGGTATACTGCCAACTTAACCAACCATAGGTATCTATCACCCATTGAGCAAAAGCATCATATTCCTCCCGTGTCCTTTCAAACTCTGGAGGGGGAGGCGGAGAGCTTCCACCAACAGCGGACTCGTACTCACGCATTAAATCTTCTAATGTCTTTCCAGTGGAGGCTAAAACAGAACCTATATTAGAGGAGCCATAAGTTTCCTCAACCCATTTTTCAAACTCATTCATATTACACCTCGTTCTGCTTGATAGATTCAAACAATTTGTCTATCTCTTTGCTCTTGATAAACTTCTCAAGGGGTCCCCTGTCATAAACGTAAATATTGTTCAAGACTTGAAAATCCTGTGGAGTCCATCTTGCGTATGGTTTATGGACTAATTCTTCTGGATTACCCAAGTCTGCAATCTCATCACATTCTTTTTGAGTATACTCTTCGGCTATATCAAGGATTTCCTTTTCCATAGTTTCTATTTCTTTATATAAATCAAACATGCCTACTTCCGCCACCTCCAATTCCCTGCATCGGGTTTATTTTTCCAGACTGCTGATTTCTCTGTTGAGCTATCGCCGTAGGGGAACCCTGTTGTGCCCTGTTTGGTATCTGAGTTGTCATTTGGCCAAGTTGGTTTGGAGGTGTTTCTTTAGCAGCTTCACCTAACTGTCTTTGTGAAATAGCTACGCCCATCCTAGCAGCAGCGGCTTGAGTTATCGGTTGCACCATCGCTGCCTTTACAACCTCTCTCAATTCTTGCTTTTCAAGTTCTAGCGGGTCTAGGTTAGTCATCTGCTTTCTAGCTTCCCTCTTTGTAATAAGACCTGTTTGAAGGTTCATTCTAAGATTATCGTGCCTTCTGTATTCATCCTCTTCTGAAATTGGAGCGAATTCAACGTGGCAGTTAAAAGGTTCTTTCATTAAATTCTTATCAATTTTAACGTCAAACTCATCTCCTGCGGTTTTAGCCCACAATCTCATATCCCCAGGGATTACGTTCTTGAATAATCTGGCGCAATTCGTTAACACATGTGCAGTTCCAAATTGGAATGCTTCTGTAGAATAAGCATATTTCAATCCACCTTCTGCGATAAGAAGCCTCCTATCTGCACCAGAGCGGACTCCTGTTTCCCCCATCCCTCTATTTGAACGAGTAGCAGCGTGCGAAGCTAAAATATCAGCTGTTAACCCCATCTGAACTCTTAACGCATCAGGGGGGACTATCCCTGCCCTCTGTTCTAATTTAGCCCCTTCTGGGATAGTAGTAATGGCTCCATAATATTGGTCTACATTTTCTAATATTCCACCTTCAACCGTCCACCACGGCCACGCTCCTGTTTTTAGTATAATATCTGAAATGGAATAATCCCTTGATTCGGAAACCAAAAGTTCTCTTATGTATCTTAAAACACCAACCCACCTTGCCTTAAAAGAACCATCTGCATCAAAATTACCCAAACCTGAATCTATCTCTACATAGGGCAAAAAGCCATAATTATGCTCAATAACCTTCCCAGGTAAAACAGGTTCGCCATCTGCGAGATAACATCTATATTCCTTATCCCAGTATTCAATCCACCTAACCTTATCCTTAATCCCCTTTCCTTTGGGGTTTTTCCATCTGGGGAATTTTCTTTGAACGGAATAGTAGGCTTTCTCGTGTGATTCAATGACGAATTGCGGGTCTATTCTGGATGGGTCGGGCATTACATTAAGAGGATTAACTGCGCTTATAATTATAGGAACTGATAATTCGGTCTCCCCTTCCCATTTTTTTAATTTCTCAAGATAACTTTCCTCGGATTCGTTCTTTCGCAAGGGTTTGTCAGGCCACCTATCAGCGTCCCAGACGGTTTTTAACCAACTAACTCCATAAGTCCAGTAATGCTTTGCCGCCACTCTCCACGGAGAAATAGGAGATTCTACATTAGTCATATAAGCTATCCCTGTATAGAACTTCCTCATCATCTCGTGTTCTTCATCAGAGATTTTAAACAAGCCTTTTTTATTCACAGAGATACGTATATTTTTAATGTCAGTATGGTCTACTGCCGCATCAACTAAATCTCTGGCAGTCGGAAGAACCGTCCCATCTTCAGCAACGCCTTTGGGAAGGCTTAACTGGTTCTTAAAGTCCAGTTCATAAAAACACTCATCCTCACGAAACTCATTATATATCTCTCTGTAAACCTCTGTTTTAAGCTGGTTTTCCAGCTCTATAATATCATCTACTTTAGGCTTTTTCATCGGTTAAAACTCCAATGTCCTGATTGACTTTGATACAAAATCTTCAGTCTTTACTTGAGATTTACTAGCCCACGCTATAGCAAGCATCATCGCATAGTCGTCATTCCCCCCAGATGCAGCTTCTATACGCCCTTCTTTTTCTACGTTTCGAATCAAATACCCTAACTGTTCTACTCCACTACGGTTGTAAATGGTAATTTGCCTGTTATCTATAGCGGGTATTAACTGTTCTAATGCTTTGGCACGATTTCCTCTATCGGTATGCCATCCAGGTTTAGATTTATCAATCCCCTTTATCCCATCTTTGTTCATTGTTTCCTGATAGACAAAATTCTTATAACCAGCCTGTTGCATAATTAAAATAACGGCGTGCCCTCTGTCATTATCTTCCGGGGCACATTTGGGATTACGGTATAACTTTAGAAGTTTCAGATAATGTTCGGCAAAAACCTCTACCGAGAGGTCATTCCTCATAATATCAGCAACAACTTCACCTGTTTTAACATCCATTATACCTGCAACTGTGTAGTCTTTCCCCCCACCGTGGGCTATATCAGCCGCAGATATGTAATAATGCCCCATCTGGAAGGGCTTGTATATGTTTATAATTTCATAATTTATATCTATATCGGGGAGCTTAATCGGATTTTTAGTATCGAGCATCATCTCCGAAAGGACTTCTGTATTAAAAGCCGCAGCCGTTCCACCAACCCTTAAAGCCTCTTCTATAGAATTATGAACATAAATGCCATTGGCAGAGAAGCAATGTTCAGGGCTTATAGAGGCATCCCAAACAGGCATTATACCCATTAAGGTGATGGATTTTATATTATCTATAAAAGCAATCGGCTTAGGATGATGGTTGCTATTGCTAATTGGTTCATTATTGCATAACGCCCGTTTTCTTTTTGATAAGAACCCAATCTTTAGAGCGAATTGCTCGACTTCTGGTTTTCTCAATGTTAATTCATTTGTGTGATATTTGTGTTTTTCACCCTGAACAACAGCAGTAGCATCATAACTTCTTATTTTCGATGTAATCCCAAACCCAAGAAGTAGGAACTGGATTGTCCTTAGAAACTCAATAGATTTTGAACACAGCAGTATTCTACTATGTCGTTGTTGCCGATAAACACTACCATCGGCTTCAAAAATACCGCTTAAAAAGGCTCTTATTATACAAGATGGAGAACGAAGAATACACTGTGGAACACATACTTTTCTGAGGGCTTGTCCTAGTTCGCCAGAAGATTTAACCAACCCAAGAGCATTAAAAAAATCAACCATTCCTATCTGGGATTTCCGTATCTCAACTGCTTTAGCTTTGTTACACTGGCGAATATTGTAATCCCCAAATAATTCAGTAAAATCCTTTGTAACCAAATTGATTAAATCCACATCTTGGGCATCACAAACAATACTTAATGTCTGCGATGTCTTTCTTCCTCGCCTCACATTCCCTGAAATACAACCATCACCAACAAATAACCCCAAAAAACGAGCCCATCTCTCGTCGATTGTAAGTAACCTAGTCTCATTGTCAACTACCACAGGCATAGCCCGTGGCTTGTCCCTACCCAACCCCAACAAGGGTGGGTGAGACGATAGGCAAGTTGACGATTGCCTTTCGGGAGATATGAACGGAGAAACTATATGAAAATTGAGAGGCAACTTAACTTGTTGAACACTCTGTGTAAATTGGGGTGCTTTCAATTTAATCGCATCGCCTATTTGCAAATCACCTAATGGTTTATATCCATCGGGGGTCATTATCAGATGGTCGATGCTTATTTTTAGCTCTCGCCGACAATCAGTTTCCACAAGATAAAGTTCCTTTTCACCTGTAGAAAACCCGTATTTAGAATTTGAGATTTGGATTAATCCCTCATCTGTCGATATTAAAGTTTCGCCCGCTAGGCAACGGGGATAATTCTGCTCCATATAAAGCTCTGCCCCAAGAGGGTTAGACTCATTCCTTTTTTTCTCAGCTTCATACCACTCTTCACCCCTCCCAGGCCTAGCCTTATAATCATCAAATAAAGGAAAGAACCCATTCTTTCCTTCAAGCGCTTCCTTAAAGACGGTTGTTGCTAAAGGATTGAGCTTGGTTTTATCTCTAGTAAATATCCCTATGAATTGTCCACCAGAAGAATCTATACCAGGCTTTGCCTGTAACCAATTCTCTTGCGCGTAAGGGTGCCACTCCCACTCATCACAGATAATCATAGACGCAGTCATCCCAATTCCTGCTTGGGGGGAAGAGGGCATAGCGTGTATACCAGAAAACATAGAAGGGAATGTTATTTCACTCTCTGAATACTTGTCGACAGGAAGTTTCAAAAAATCGGGTAGATTCTTATGAATGAACTTACACTTCCCAAGAAGATAAAATGCCTCACGTTCACCATATGAAAACATATAAATATCTGCACTTTTCTTAAAGAGCGCATACCATAAAGCATAAGAAGCGATTAACCACGAAGCTCCTATTTGACGGCTCTTCAACCACGCAATAAATTTCTTCGAAAGAAGCGCTTGGATAGCTTTTTCTAAATGAGGCCACATCTGAAAGGACATAACCCCAACCCCATTAGGGTTATCCAATGAGGGGATATCGCTTATCTTGACGAACTTAAGGAAGTACTTAAAATTATTCTTACAGAGCTTAAACTGAATTATACTTTGCATAGACCTTCTTTACATAATACTAAAAGTTCAATATTGATAAAAAATTGAGTTGGGGTCAATAATATTATACTGGCCCAAGTCCAATGTCCAAGCCACTTCTCCTTTAGAAGGGGGCGTAAATACTACTCTAACGCTCTGTAGCGTGTATACAGGCGATTAAATAAGAAACCTATACATTACTATTGATTATACCCTGTTAAACGGTCTTAAATCTTACTATATAACGAGACAATCCAAATACTTATCTACCACGTCAAAGGTTACACTGCTACTGCTAAGTCCATACCTTACATTCTGTTGTTGGTTATGTACCTTCAAAGAGTCAGTGATTTTCTGGAGTTTTACTCTTTTGACAGGGTCGGTTAGCGCTTCAATAATAGGGGGTAGGTTTGACAGTTCCTTATTAATAGTAATACCCTCCCGCTTATTATCGCACGGATAATGTTTATTATCGCACGGATACCACAGTTGGCCATCTGATAGTTTAACAGGGGTTATTGGTTTTCCATAAGCGTCGGTTTTTTTGTTGGGATACCACGGTTCGGGTCTAACATCCGAGCGGGTCTAACATCCGAGGGTCTAACATTATCTTCCGAGGGTCTAACATTATCTTCTTTTGTTAGACCTTCACTACGCTTTTTGTTAGACCTCTTCTTTCTCATATACTCTCGTTGGTAAGTCTTCTTTGCTCCATCTTTCAGCATTATTGTGAACCTTCTTTCAACGTATTCTGTGAACTTTCTAGCTCTGTGAACACTCCATCTATATCGCCAGCGGTTATCCTGGCTTGGTACTCCT